TATTACGTAAACTATGACAGAAATGTAAACCTATATTTTTATATTACGTAAACTATGACAGAAATGTAAACCTATATTTTTAGATTACGTAAACTATAACAGAAATGTAAACCTATATTTTTAGATTACGTAAACTATAACAGAAATGTAAACCTATATTTTTATATTACGTAAACTATGACAGAAATGTAAACCTATATTTTTAGATTGAGTAAACTATGACAGAAATGTAAACCTATATTTTTAGATTGAGTAAACTATGACAGAAATGTAAACCTATATTTTTAGATTACGTAAACTATAACAGAAATGTAAACCTATATTTTTAGATTGAGTAAACCATGACAAAATAAAAATAACTAAAAGTTGTTAAATAGAGCAACGTCTACATTGACAAACCATGTTTTCCCGTTTTTTTTAAGTTTCTGGTATTGTCTCATTAAAAACTCTTCTAGAATGCATAAATCAACTTGAGTAAACACCTTTGTAGTTTCCTTTGTAAACCTTTCGTCGCCAAACATCTCGTTTAGATTATCGATAGTTTTTTGCTTACCGGCCTCGGCACATCTTGCGCCTGTATTTCTAGTCGAACTATTGTTTTTAATTTTGAATACCAAGTACTGATTTTTGTTTTCATAATCGATGAACCCAACGATATTATTAAGTTCTTCCTTTTTAATAATCCATACATCTCCAATTATTTTTAAACTCAATATTTCGTCTCTATCTTCAGGTTCGCTTTCCGTCCATCCTCTATTTTCTGCGTTATAAATATATACACACCCCTTATCCTTTTTCTTGTTTTTGTCGTAAAGTAAAATACATGTTATCATGTTACCGCTTCCCGAAAGCGAAAGAGAGACCGTAAGTTTTTTAAAATGTTCTTTCACAAGCCATTCAAAACTATGTTCTTGTATAATATTCAACGAATACACATAATTTAGCACGCTTAGTTTATCGCTAAACACAAGCGATTCGACTAAATGGTCGACGAGTAATATTGGCAATTCGTTCTCTTGAATTACACTCCTGCCTTTAGTTAAAACATTCATCATAAATCCACAATGTTTGTACCAATCGCTGTCTCCTCTTGTTATTTTTATCAACTGGTTTTTATATTCAAAAGATAAATCATATTTTGCAACCATGTCGACAATAGCTTGCGGTTTTTTATGTTCTTGGTCTTTTTCGGTTTCTTCCGAAACCGCGATATTTTTTTTATCTATTACGTGTTTTAAAATGTCTTGAGTTGGATTAATATTAAAAAGGATAGATTTCGGCTTATAATCGACCGGAACAGACCGGTCAAACGACGAAATGGATGGGTCTTTAATCTCGAGAGGTTGAAAAAGGTAGTACTCTCCAATATTAACAAGTCTTCCCGATCTTCCATACTTATCCATAATTAGTTCGTTTTTATCCTCAATTAGTCGCGTTAATGCTGAATATTTTTGAACGAGTTGATACTTTTTTGGTACATCAATCATGTCAAAAAGCAACTGTTTTTTATAAAAAAAGTGTTCCTTCATTAACGATTTTATCTTTTGTATAATTTTTTCGGAATTTGTCGTGACAAATTGTTCTGAGTAAGTATCGACGTTGATGTCGGCGTCGGTAATAGTTTTTGTTGGGTTACATGTATACTCGCATGTTTCCATGTAGTCGCATGTCGCGGAATAAGGAATGTCGCCTATTTTAAACTTTTCAAGAGTTATTCCTGTAGACAAAATTTGGGTGATAGGAGTTGTTATTTTTAAATTAAAATTTTCCTGAGTAAACGTTGTTTGGTCGTGGTTTATAATACAGTCGACCGCGCTTTCCTTTAACGCCCTGCTTACTTGTCCTATTTGTTTTGCCTTTAATTCGGCAAGACGAAATACATAGAGGTCTGCGGATTCATCCTTGTTGTTTTCAAGAATGGTTCCATACATAAAAATCTGGACGTTTCTCTTTTCAAATTCTAACTCTTTATGACTTAAATTTCTTACGGCACGACCTATAATTTGTTCGACCTGACTTATGTTGTACCATGGTTCTAGTATATGCACTTGCCGAATATATTTAAAATCAATACCTTCCGATCCCGCTTTGGAAATTAGTATGATTTTAATTACATCACCGTCCTTATTGTTTACGTTGGTAATAGTGTTAATATCAGAAACGTTGTTTGGAGAAAGTCTCGGGTCGCCTGTTATCATTGTGTATTTAGCAGGTTTAAAATCCGGAAATGTATTTTGGTTCTTAGGTTTCATCGTCCTAACATCGACGGGAGAAAAAGGGCTATTTTTAAATAAAGATGTTACGTTCGCTCCATGTCGCGTAATTCCCATTTCTTCTAACGCAAGAGCTGTTGGAATTAACCCGCCGTCTATGTATTGCGAATATATAAGAATAATTCCGTCTGACACATGTTCTGTGTCTGGAGAAACAATAGAATTCAAAATAGATTTTAGTTTAGTGCTATATTTTCCTATCTCATTGGCTGAAAATACCCGTCCATATTTAGTGAGAGTATCTGGTTTGTATTCAAATGAACCTTTTACAGGCGGTGTTTTTGAATCTACGTAACGCATAATTCTACTTAACCCTTTTTTTCCAGTTAATTCGGAAGGGTCGAATTTAAGTGTATCATCGCTACTAGTACTATCTGACGTTGGTAATGGTAGTGTACCAGACCCGCCTATTTGCGAATCGTCGCTTTCATACGAATTTAGTTCTAGTCCTTCGTAAGGGTAACACATGATTAACGATTCTAGCGGTTTTTGGAGTATAGTATAACCGAAAGAATCCATATTTTCAAAGGTAGGCATAACTCTAAGGTCGCCTTTTTTATTGGTTACATTCATGTTTTTTTGTTTTAACCATTTAATAATGTATTTATACACGATTGACTGATAAACCCCGATTGGTAGTAAATACAATTTAAATATTCTGAACGCGTCTGTTTTTTCAATTATTTTGCCGTTCATTTGGTAGGTTGGATATTCATATCCCGGTTTAGAAAATGTATTAGTAATTGAAAAATCCTCTGGATAAATTCTATATGGGAATGTGTAAGGGTTTTCACCTCTAACAAATGACACATAACCTGTTGCTTTTCTAATCAAAATGTCTCGCCCTTCATTTTTAAAATTTCCCGCCGAATCAAAAATATCCTTCAATTCAATAGAGGAACGTCTGTCGTTAATATTCATTAAATTCACGAGCCATGTAATTTCTTTGTAGGTGTTATACATTGGAGTTGCGGACAACAGTAAAAGTCTCATATTTTCTGCGGATTTAACAAGAAGTTCAAGGTTTACACCGACCTTTTTGTTTTCATTATCTTCCGTCATTCGAATGTTATGAATTTCGTCAATTATTATCAACCTGCTGTTAAATTCGTGCATTAACTTACGTTTAACCCTTTTGTCCTTTTCGGCCTCGTTTTTATAACTTCCCTCTGGAACATCGCTTATTTTAATAATATAATTCGCAAGTTGACCGTATCCCATAAAAATATACGATGTTGAAATTATAGATTTGATTTGGCTTATTATTTTTTCGCGCGTCATTTCCTTTAAGTTTGTAGGATTGACCTCTTTTAGCAGTTTATTTCCTATACATCCCTTAATAATCCAAATCCCGTCTACATTTTTTAAATTACGTTCATCAAACAACTGTAGTTTAAAATTTTCTTGGACGTTTTCGGATGCAACGATAATAATTTTCTTAATTATCCCTATTTGTTTTAAATATTCCCGCATGTCTTCGCTTACTCCAATCGCAGAACAAGTTTTCCCACTTCCAAGTCCATGGTATAACAATAAACTGTTATAGGGTGTTTGAAACGAAAGAAAATTTCTAACAAAGGACTGATGTGGTGAAATTTCAAACTCCGCGGTGCTTATCTCGTTTGCGTATTTTTTCACGTCGTCATGAATAATACCGTCGTATTTTGTATCGTTGAATTCCTTTTTAGATGCTATCTTAATATTAAAATTGGGGTCGTTTGTGTTTGGATACAAATACAAATTTGCGCTGGGATTATTTTTGAAATAGGAATGGTCTTCTAACTCGTTCTTTTTTAAAAGGGTGTTGCATTCTTTGGAATATGCATTTGTATCTTTACAATTAAGTTTTTCATATTCGTCGTTCTCTTTTGGAACATTTATTTTTATTTTTCTGGTTATATTATTTGCTGACATTTATATATTAGTAATATAATGTATATTCTTGTAATAATTTATTAATATTTACGATTAACTGTTTTTTTTCTAAATTATAAGGTCTAATACATTGTAAACATTCGTCAATAGTTTTCCATTCCATTTTACTAACCTCTGATGGCTGATAATTTAATACGGACGAATCATTCGATGTTAAATATGCCAAAAAATACTTGTGTTTATACGACTTGTAATTTGTACCTATAAATGTTTCTTCAAACGGCAAAATATTATCAACCACTTTAATATTCCTAGTTAAAATTCCGGTTTCTTCCTCAAACTCTCTCAAAGCACAGTCTAAATCCTTTTCTTGGTAATTCCTTCTTCCCTTTGGGAATTCCCATTCAGTCTCTTTCCAATTAGTCGTGCTATTGTCAACGAAATACTTAATATTTATCGGTGTATCGCTATTATCCACGCTGGATTTCCCGCTGTTGATTATCTCAAACTTTTTTCCCGAGGATATTTCTTCGTTATTAAACTGACTGTTGCTGTTTTTTCCCCACATAAGTTTCCATAAATCGTCAAACGAATGATAAAGTATTCGTTCTTTTTCTGGTTGCGACATTTCATTTACTATTGATTGGAACTGGTTCATGTTGTAAGGACAGTATTTTCCACGTATGAAATCTATGTATCCAAACGTGTCTTTACGTCGAATCATTAAAAACTGAATAGGAGAGTTATTTATTTTACGAAAAAGAACTACTCCATAACTTGTGATGGGTAGTTTACAATTATGTAATAGATGTCCTGATTTATTACAGTTATTGCATATATTATTTTTGTGCATATTAAAGGGCTATATGTTAAATAGTAAATCTTTTTATATTATTTTACTCAAATGGCATTAAATCCGGAAGTGTGGGGAAAATGGTATTGGGGTTTTTTACACACAATAGCGGTGTCGTATCCAAAACATCCAAATTCAACAACAAAACGAAAATATTACGATTTTATCCAGTCGTTGCCGTTATTTATACCAGTAGAAACTATATCAACCGATTTCAGTAAACTACTTAGCATATATCCTGTTGCTCCGTATTTAGACAATAACGCGTCCTTTGTAAAATGGGTGCATTTTATTCACAATAAAATCAATGAAAAACTCGAAAGAGAAACGATAACGATGGACGAGTTTTATGTAAACTATTATAACCATTACAAGTCAAAAAAAGACATTCATTATGAATTCAAAAAAATTAGAGAAAAAATCTTTTTTGTTTCTCTTATAGTTACAATTGTTGGACTGATATACTATTTATACCACAAATCTTAAAAAATTATTGTATAGTATAAATATATGAAATTTGAGTTGCTTATAATAGGATTAACAGCATTTGTTGTTTACAATACATATCATGACGGAAAATATACAAAAATATTAATGACGTGGAAAAAATATTACCAAATGGCGTTTTTTGCGCTGATGGGTCTTAGTGTTTATTTATTAGTAAAACGAAACCCTGTAAACAGTAAAAACATGTTATTACATGCGAATAATATAGTAAAGTATATGCCAATCAGTAAATCGTCGATGGATATGTTATCCCCCGTAATTGATTTTTCTTCGTCATATTTTGATAATGCTGGATTTATGCAAACTATGAACGGCGGACAAGAAACGCGGATTTTGTCGTCTGGTAAAAACGCAACTAAAAGGTCGGTCAGCGAAACAAAAAAGAAATACGTCGCCTCGCAACAACAATGGAAATGTGGAAAATGTAATAATCAATTGAACGCGTGGTTTGAGGTCGACCATAAAGTACGTCTTGAGCATGGTGGAGGGAATGAGGTTGAAAATTTAGTCGCACTTTGTAGAGATTGTCATGGTTGTAAAACGGCAATGGAAAATATGTAGTTTCCGTATTTTAGTAATAACACTAATAAATTGTAATCATATATTAATATATGGAAATAGTGCAGGAAAAAACAGGAAATGTATTTAAATATATATTTGAAAATCCATTTATTGTATTAATAGGTTTAGTTATTATTATTGTTGTTCTTGACATTACAAAAGTTACAAAAAAGGTTGGAGATATTTCAATGAAAAACATTATAACCTCTAGTAAACTAATATTTTTTGCTGTATTTTTTATAGGATTAATTGGGATAATAAACAAGTCTGAATTAAAAACGGTTAATAACACTATTTTTATAGTCGTTGCCTTATTTATAAATCTATTGCTTGTCTACTACAACTTATTTAATCATAGTAGCAATGAGAGTTTACTTAATTTTTCAGCAAATGCGTTTACTATCATATCTTCAATTAAAATATTGTGTTTGATAGGTGGGTTTTTTGGATTACTTATCTTAATAAATAATTCGGATGCGATGTCGCTTAAAAATATTCTTTTTGTATTCACTATTTTATCTTTAAGTTTAATACTTATTAACGCATTATTTAATGATACTAGCAAGGAGAATTTGCTATTTTTTACAATGAATGTACTTAGTTTTCTAATGATTGGGTATGTAATATTACTAATTATTTTTCCCAATAACAAGGAACTTACTATTTTTTTAATACAAAATATGAGTGTGGTTTACATTATTTTAAATATCGCCGCAACGATAATGTTTTATAAACTATTGCCGTCAACCTTAAATAAATACAAGAACATAATTTTACCCGTTCAAATAATATCATTTGTGTTTTTGTTTTTCATGAGTCTTAAAGGTTCGACGAATTCGGATTTTTCTTTAAAATACGAACGGTTAAAATACATTAGTATATTTATAACATTTATTTCAACGATTGTGATTATGTATTCAATATACGGTAAAACGTCATTGATGAATACGGAAACCTCCCATAATATGATGTTGTTTTTGGGATTAATGATGGCAGGCACGTTTATTTTTTTAATGTTGTTTTTAGATTTATACAGTGACGATACAACAAAAATATTCAATGATGCATCGTTTTTCGACAAATGTTCTTCCGCAATGAAATCTATAATATTGCGTGATAAAAAATTTTATGTAAACATAATCGTTGGTTCAATCTTCCTGTTACTACTATTTTGTGTATGTGTAGGTGTATATTTTTACCCTAACGGATTTTTAAATAATTCAGAAACGGCTCCGTTTATTTTATTCATGATGTTAATCATTTTTATATTATGGATACTATTTTTTACTATAAGTGCGTTTCCAAAAATATTATCAAACGGCAACCCTATTGACATATCAAAAATGAGTTCCATGCGTTTTGGTATCGGTGCCGCCATTGGTTTTATTTTAGCCGTTTTTTTTATTTCTTGGGGGTTACAGTACATTCATAAATTATCCAGTACATCCACATTTGCGAGTGCGTTGTTAAATATTACAATCCTTATATTTATAATTACACTATTATTTAAATTATTCAACGTATCAATACCGTCCGCAGTGACAAAACAATCGACCGGGTTTTTTAATAAAACCGGAGGTATTATTTTATCGTTATCACAAGGATTAAAAACCTTTATTTTAAAAAATATACCAATCGCAGTGCTTACGATAATTGTATCAATATTTGTTATTATTATTATGTTTAATACCATGAAAACCGTAGCATATAACCTATACTATAACATGATACCTAAAAGTAAAAAATTGTTAAGCGAACCTATAACAACTGAAAATGAGACAATATTAGCAACCTATGACAAACTAAATGTTACGTCGTTAACATCATCAAATGTAGACTTTAATTACAATTACGGTATTTCTTTTTGGTTTTATATTAACGCGTTATCGCCCAATACAAAAGTAAGTTATTCTAAATTTGCTTCATTGTTAAGTTATGGTAATAAACCAAACATTCTTTACAACGCAACAAAAAATGAGTTAATAGTCACTATACAGCAAAGTCAAGATAGTAAAAACACAAAATTAAACGACGTTTTAAGTTATGACAGTGACGGTAATCTTTTAGTTTACACAAATCCTGACATCATGCTACAAAAATGGAACAACATGGTAATTAATTATACATACGGAACATTAGATATATTTTTAAATGGAGATTTAGTTAAATCCGCACATGTGGATATTCCATATATGACATTGGATGATTTAGTAATTGGAGAACCTAACGGAATTAATGCTAAAATAAACAACGTAGAATATTTTAAGGACGCATTAACTGCGTCGGAGATAAGTAAAGTTTCAAAGGATACCTCTAATTTATATTAGTCGGTTAATTGCATAATGTATTATTTAGTCATTTTAAAAGTAAAATTTCTATTTCTATAATATAATATGAATTTTGTTTTAAAAATTATACTATTGATAGTTTTCTTAATATTATTTATCGTAATAATGAAATACTTGTTTAAGGACGCAAGTAAACTGACAAACAATATACAAGACGGAAAAATTCAGTCCACCATTTCGTCAAGTTCGTTAACAACTGACGGAATTTCTTCAAGTTCAAACAATTTTACATATTCTGTCTGGTTTTATGTGTCTGACTGGAATTATAGATACGGCGAACCCAAAGTTATTTTTGGAAGAATGGGAGCAAAAAGTCAATCAGATAATGGTTCTATACGCGGACTGTCTGGGGTTGACCCATGTCCGGTAGTATTTTTAGGAGGACTTGAAAATAATGTAACTATTGGAATGGCGTGTTATCCAGGAGTAGATGCGATTATTGAAAAACCAGAAAATAAAAAGTCGATAATTCATAAATGTACGGTGAATAACGTTCCTATTCAAAAATGGGTAAATCTTCTCATTAGCGTTTACGGAAGAACGCTAGATGTATATATTGACGGAAAATTAGTCAAAACATGTTTGTTACCAGGAATTGCAAGAATAAATCAAAACGCAGACATTCAACTAACACCAAGAGGAGGGTTTGACGGATGGACCTCTAAGTTGCAATATTGGGCGAATTCGTTGAACCCGCAAGAAGCATGGAATGTTTACGTTAAAGGGTTCAATGATAAAGGCGTATTAGGAAGTTATGTAAGTCCTGATTATTCTATGAAAGTATCTGTTACAAATAACAGCGATAATTCAACAAACGAATATACATTACTATAAATGTTTTTTTAGGCATTATATATAAATGACGGTTTTAACAAATATTAATGCCTTTTTTAACTCAAATAGTTTAATGGCAAAAATAGCATTTCTTATCCTTGTTGTTTTTGTTTTTTTTGTTTTTATTCATTTAGGAACAACAGTAATCAGATCGTTGTATAAAAGTGATGGTTCGCCGTTATTATTGGATGGTATGATTGACGCCAAAAATGAAATTGTGGTTCCTCAAAACCCCGACGATGATAGGTCTGTTACAATTCGTAGGTCTACAAACGAATCGCAAGGAATTGAGTTTACATGGTCTGTGTGGATATACATCAACAGTTTACAATATTTACCCGACAAATATAAAAATGTTTTTTACAAAGGAAGTAGTCAATCTCCTTCCTCCATTGGAACAAATTCACCTGGTCTTTACATTGCGCCAAATACCAACGCATTAGTTGTGATAATGAATACGTTTACAGTAATGAATGAGGAGATTAATATTCCAAATATACCTTTAAATAAATGGGTAAACGTAATCATACGATGTCAGAACATAAAAATGGATGTTTTTGTAAACGGAACGATAACAAGAAGTCTTCAATTAAGCGGTGTTCCAAAACAAAATTTTGGTGATGTAATGATAGCATCTAACGGTGGATTTGACGGTTATATTTCAAGTCTGCGGTATTTTAATTATGCGTTGGGAACACTTGAAATTTCAAATATAATCAGCGAGGGACCTAATACCAACATGATTGGCGAAAATAATGTGAATAACAAGTTAGCCAAGTATTTATCATTAAGATGGTATTTTTACGGTGCAGGAGATGCATACAATCCATAAACGTTTACACTCTTAAATTGGGATTTATACATACATCTTTTGACGGAAAAATTTCACCTGACATACAGTTATCATTTAACCCTACACTAGAACAACTTCTGTTCCCACCATCTTCTCCTATAAAACACCATCCTGATTTATTCTCCTGAAAACTGCTTCTTGCTTCATGTGCTTCATAATCCTCGCCGTTTTTAAGTGGAGGTTGTTCTTGGGTTGATTTCAGCGCATTATTAATTGTCGCGTTGTCATGCCCGTATGGTGTTGTCGCAGTATTATAATCCTCTACGCGAGTTTTTCGCTCGTTAATGTGATTACGAGAAGGGTCATCATTTGCTTCTACCCGTCGTTCAATGAGACGTTTGCGATTGAATGTATGTGGTTGTTCTGAATTTTCGTCGTCATCTTGTGTTGAGGTTATATGGTCGTCATCTTGCGATGAATTTATTTGGTCGTTTTGTAAAGAATTACTATCCGTCTTTTCAGGTTCAGGTGGTACATCTTCTTTTGGTTTTATTAATCCTTTGATTTTTTCTAAAAAATTTTTGAAAATATTGACGCCTTTTGCTAAATATACGAACACAGCAAATCCCAATAAAGACAGTATACTTATAATTACAATCCAAGTTACAATACCAAAACTTTTACCGTCATCTACATTTGTTGATTGATTGAGACTTGACATAGTGTTTTGAGGAGTTCCAGATAATTTAAGCGTGTTTGTATTCATTATAATAAAAATATATATAATAATTAAATATAATAAATGTATTAACTTACTTACTATACAATATCATTTAAAAGTAATATAAAATATTATTTTAAATGGGAATACATATTTTTTGCGGTGATTGTAATTATTATTTGTCAAGTAGTAAATGGAATATTATAAAATTCAATCTATTTTTTTATTGTTTGGATTATATTAAAAAAAATGTCACAACAACAATCATTCATGATATAAATTATATTGCAAATGATAATAGTTCAATATCAACTTATATGTTAAATAAATTATGTAATGATATATTTATTAAATATTACACAATTTTTGAAAATACCAAATTAACTAGTATTATTACTTTGTTAAACAAAAATGATAATGACGATGATTACTCTATTACTGATGCTTCACATATTATAAATATGCTTCGCGTTGTTTACGAGTGTGTGCTACCTGTTGATAAAATTATAGTTGATAAATTACTTTTAATATTCGAAAAAAGTATTCAATATTCTCTCGTTGTTAAAATTGAATAATACAATTTGTATTTACAGAATACATTTGTAAATTATTATTTGTGATTACACTATATTTAGATGTAAAATTATTAATAAATATTAAATAATATAAATAATATTAATTATATATATTTATATTAACTATGAATTTGGAAAAAATAGAGTTAAATAACGCATTTGTATATAATTTTTACAAATGTCATCCTGACATTTCATTTGAAAAGGTCAATTGTATGTTATTGAAAATATTATGTTCAATAAAATCAAAAAATAACGCATCATGTATTGTAACCAATAACAATAATACATTCGCTCTTTATCATGAAATATATGATGAACTTGAATGTATTGTTAACAGTAACGGCAATAATATACAAGGAGAAATAGGTGAAAAATGTATTGAATATATTTTAAATAAAACAGTACCTTCTTCTGTTATAATTAAAAATACAGATATTACTGATACGTTAAGATGTGATTACATTATGGAACGCAAAAATAAACCTAATTTATTAATTCAAACTAAAAACATATATAAAAATGTATCAATTAAAGAGTGTGATGACTTTATTTCGCATGTAAGAGAGGTCAACAGCCATGGAATTTTCATGTCTCACCATTCAGGTATATCTGGAAAGGACGACATGCAAATAGATGTATTTAATAAAAGTATTATTGTGTATATACACCACGCAAATTTTTCTGATGACAAAATAAAATGCGCAATAAATGTTATAGATTCTACAAGCAACATAATTAACGAATACGGATCCAATAGTGATTTACATACCCGTATTATTCAAAAAGATGACCTTGATGAAATTAATAAGGAATACAATAATTTTAATCAACAAAAACACATAATTCTTGATTTTATTCGCACCAAACCCAAGGTTTTAATCAACCAAATAGAGGATTTAAAGTTTTCAAAATTAGACAGTTATTTAAATAAAAACGCGAGTTATATTTCAACTGTAGGAATATATACATGTACGCTGTGTAATTTTTACACGTCGAATACATTAAAAGGAATAGCCGCACATAAAAGAGGATGTAAAAAGAAACACCCTAATTAGGATAGTCCTACTTCATCTTATATACTTATTCCCAGACATCTAGGACGGGGGACCTTAAGACAACGACAATAAATACAAAAATTTATTACATTCTCCTAAAATTTCATCGCGGATGTTATACAAATCGGTATTTTCCGCAATGTTGATGCTTTCTACATTATTCCATTCCACAAGATAAGCCATAAACTGTTTAATTTTGAATTTTAGTTCTTCAGGTAAATTTAAGTCAACAAGAGAAATCGTTTGTTGGTTTACTAAATCTGTGCGTATATCGGTTTTTCCCAAAAGAACCTCAATAAATTTATCGAATAATTCGTTTAGTTTTTCATATAATTCGTCAGTTGCTTTATGTGTAGCATAATTACGAGTTTTCCAATGAAAAAGTTTTACCATCAATAAAACTTGTAAAAAATGTACGGTTAAATCTTGCTGGATTTCTTCAATTTTTAATAAACCTCCACGCAAAGACATTCTTCTTCTTCTTTTTATCGCCCTTTTTTTTGTGTTGTTTTTTTTCATGTTGCTTTTTTTCATGTATATATTATTACATGAAAAAAATTACAAATTAAGACATAAACATGTTACAATACTAAACGCAAATTATCCGTAGTAGTTATATTCTCGGTATAAAGGTTTCCTCAAACGATTTCATTTTATCGAGTTTTTCAATAGTCTTTTCAAGGTTTGATGATTTTGTATTCATGAATAAATAGTCTGTTTCTGGCGAAACCTCGTTTTTTTTTATTTGTTTGTAAACGCAATTTATTTTTTTAGTTACATTTGCAATACTTTCCTTGGTCTTGTCGCTAATCATGTCTTCTGTTAAGTTAACGTTTTCCAACAACAACGAAACCGCAAAATATAATATATATTTTCTCCTCCTGCAACAACTTGGTCTGTATTTTAGCATGAATAGGGCTTTAAGACTATTTATTATTTTTTTAATTAAATTGTTATAGTTTTCTGATTCATTCGTAAATATGTCCCATATTAACCATACAACATCCATTTGATATTTGCTTTCAACGTTAACAGTTCGTCTTTCGCATTTAAATATAATTTTTTTATGTTTACATATGAGTTCAAAGTCGAGTATCCATTCAATCCAATAACACGCGTCAATAATATTTTTTCCCTCTTGCGAAAGGTTGAATGATAGTTCGTTGATTGCGACGAATATTTCTCTTGGGTCGTCGCCCAATAATATATTCTCGGCGTACCTTACGTGCGGTGCTTTAAATCTATCTGTCAGCGAGGTTAAATCAAAATCTTCCTTTTTAATTTTAATTTCATTAAAACTGTGTTTTCGTTTAGATACACATAAAACACACATTATTTCACTAAACAGTTTACGTATTTTATCGCTATTTCTCAACCGCAATTCGTTTGAGATGTATCCACATCTTACAATTTCTTTAAAGTTATCAATCCTCAGTTCTAAATAGATTGACAGTTTTGGATTACCTATATGTATATTTTTACAGTAAAAGTGTAAGATTATATCCCACAGTTCTTCATAATGTCCTGCGCAAATTAATTCGGCACTCCAGTAGCAAGAAGGCTCCACATTTGATTTAAGTAAACTATTAAGCAATTCATTTTTTACATCTGTTTTTTTAAATTTAGAAAATGAAATGCCTTTGAAAAGTTTCTGGTCTCTAACATCATTTATTTCGGATTCTGACATATAGAAAAAATATACAAAAAAAATAACAACAATACATATAAATGAAAATACCTATCCAAATAAAACAAATTTCAACCATGTATGATAAATTATCAGACTGGGGGAAAATATTATTGTTTTGTATTATCTTTTTGCTAGTGGTCGTATTTTTTAAAAGTAACAAGGAGGGATACGAGGACCGAAAATCGATTTTGCAAAAAAGAGGAGGTGATGTATACGACGGGTTTTATGTCAGTATATACGACCATTTAGTATACAACACAATGAAAGACGATTACGAAATCGGCGAAATAATTAACAAAACGAGACCGACGAGTAAAAGTGTTATTCTAGATGTCGGGTCGGGAACGGGACATCATGTTGCTAAACTTTCGGAACAGGGCTTAAATGTTATGGGAATTGATAATTCGACGGATATGGTTGAAATGTCTAAAAAAAATTACCCCACAAATAAATTTATCAGAGGGGATGTTACGGGTAATGTTAATTTTAATCACGAAAGTTTTACACATATTTTATGTTTATATTTTACAATATACTATTTTAAAAATAAACAGAAATTTTTTAATAATTGTATAAAATGGTTATTGCCTGGCGGATATTTAGTTCTTCATATTGTAGACAGGGAAACATTTGACCCAATTTTGCCTGCCGGTCAAGGATTTTTGATAGTTTCTCCTCAAAAATATGCGAAAAAAAGAATTACAAGTTCGAAGGTAACCTTCAACAATTTTGTGTATTCGTCAAATTTTGACTTGGATACCACGCAAAATATCGCTACATTCAACGAAAAATTTAAATTTAATGATGGCGGGAAGATGCGAACCAACGAACATGTTATGTACATGGAAGACTTAACTGAAATATTAATGGTTGCACAAAATGAAGGGTTTATTATTGACGGAAAAATAGATTTGGTTAATTGCGGATATGACAATCAATATTTATACATTTTAGTTAAACCATCCTAAGCAATTCTTGTTTTATAAAATAATCCGTTATTTAAAAAATAAATTAATGTATTGATATTATTACTATTATGTTAATATTTTCAATAATAATAATACTAATAATAATTGTGGCAATATATTTAAAATTAAAATACGGGTTTTGGTGTAGTCAGCCAGTATTTCATTGTTACGATATTCATTACATGATGTTTCCGCCAGGAATAATTAATGATTCGCTTCCTGTTAAAAATAGATACACTAATTTTAAAGAGATTGATACCGTGGTATTCTCTGAGGTGTCTGAATTGCAAGTAACAAGATTTATCAATTTTATAAAATATAATTATTTAAGAAATAACGAGAACATTTTTTCGCCCGAAAAAGATAATGTACTTCCCTATTTTAAAGGTCATAACTCCCCGTCATTTTTTTCCTTTTATTTAAAAGATGTGTTGATAAACGACATAACCAATAAAAATATAATATCTGATAAAAAAATAATTGGCGTTATGACCTCAAGACCGTTTCATGTATTAATTCCAAGCAAACAAGATGGAGTAAAAGACACCGCATTTGATGTGTATTATGTAGATTATCTCTGTGTAGACCGAGAATTTAGAAAAAAAGGAATAGCTCAACAAATAATCCAGACGCATGAATACAATCAACGACACGTAAACTCAAAAATATGTGTGAGTTTATTCAAACGCGAGGATGAATTGACAGGTATAATGCCATTATGTGTTTACAAAACATATGGATATTCGGTGGATAAGTGGCACAAACCTGAGATACTTCATTCGCAATATTCAGTTATTGAGGTTACGTCCCAAAATATGTGGATAGTTGTGGATTTTTTAAAACGGAATACAAAGTCGTTCGATATCATTATAAATCCCGAAATAGCAAACCTTTTGTTCCTAATAGAAACAGGAAATATGCACATATATTCCATACTGAACAATAATGACATTAAATGTCTTTATTTTTTTAAAAAAACATGTACGAGTATCGAGAAAAATAAAGAGGTTCTTACATGTATTGCTTCCATAACAAGTGACGAATTGGCAGACGACATATTCATACACGGGTTTAAAATCGTGTTTTGGCAAATAGCCGAAAAACACAACTACGGTTTCGCAGCAATAGAAAATATTTCGCACAATTATAAGTTGATAACAAATATAAATATAAAAACAAAACCGTTGGTCGTAAGTCCAACCGCGTATTTTTTCTACAATTATGGATGCAATCCATTTAAACCCGATAGGGTATTAATAATAGATTAATTAACGCACATATTTTCCAACACGAGCAAAACTATCGCATACAAAAATAATAAATATTCCTAAAAACGAATAAAGAACGACTTCTTCTGTGACGTTATTCGTTTTTTCATCCTGTCGTTCTTCAAGCAGGTGTATCATGTGGTTAAGTTTTTGTAAAAGAACGTTGTTGTCTATACTTGAATTCTCTGCGGTTTGTTTTTGCGGATATGTTTGATAGTATTGTTTGTTATGATTATTTAAATAATCCTCGTGCGACGAATTAAAAACAGGCATGACTTTTCTGTAATAGTCTTCCGACGACTTGGAGTCACCATAATTGGCGTTAAAATTGTTTAGGTCTAGATTTGAGGACGAATCGTAGTTTGGTTTAGGCTGATTACCCAAAGATGGAGGACCATTTTTCATATTTTGCATATTTTCCGTTAAAATCCTCTTTTGACCGCCAGACGATTCTGGTGGCGGGGGAGGATTGAAATCGTCAAGGTCGTCATCTATATTTTCAGAGGACGAATTGTTATGTATACTTTGTAAAACCGAATTAACCTTTTCAGAGTTATAGTTATTTGATGATATATTTTTTTTTTGTGTTCGGTTATGTGCCTGTTTTTTCTTTTCTATTGATGTTTCAAAAGAACTATCATTAGAATTGTCAAAAGGTGATGCGTATATTGCTAAAGACATTATCTTAATAAAAATTTAGATTATAATTTACAAAACAGACTGAAATAATATAACATAAATTAAAATATTATAAATTTATATACTATGAATTTAAATGAAAATAATATGTTTAATAGTGTTGATAGTGGGAATTTATATTTAGGTAGATTTTTAATAATTTTTATTTTAATACTTATAACGTCATATAATATTTACGGCGGATTAATAGCATTAATTATTTTTTTAATATTACAATATAGTCCTAAAAAATTAAATATAGATGGATTTGAAACTAATTCAAAACCAGAACAGGAAAGCGTTACAAAACCGACTGACGACGATAGTGCATCTTTAGAAAATGCTGGGTCAAATTTATTAGATACAGAGCGTCTAATGACTAAACAGTCAAATACTTTGCCTGTACCATCTAAAAAACAGACAGATGCCTCCAATATAGTGCCCAATCATGCCGATAAAGAAGGATTTAAAAGTTTTTACGATTATATTTAATTATAAATAAATAGTATATCCAATACTATGCTAAAAAGTAAAAATGTGATATTATTGTGCGGATTAATGATTATTGTATATGGTGTATATTATCATATAAGCCATGCTACCGAAGAGTTTACACCTAGTATGAGAACTGTGTATAGACCATACCTAAGAAATATTGCGGTTGTATATGATTCGTATTTCAATTATTATTTGTCAAGAACGACAAAATTATTGAAAAAAATCAAGTTGATTTAACTGTAATTATTTTTTGTAAATCTATTGTATGAGTAAACTCAGTTTTTTTAATGATACAGGTGTTTTTATACACAACAATATAATGGTTTTGAACAACAGCAAGTTTTTTGCTGGAGTAATTATGATTTTACTTAACATAGGTTCAAAACTAGTAACGGTGCAGTTTAGTAAATCAGTTGACGAATATTTAAAATACTCAATATCAAAACAAATATTGATATTTGCGATGTGTTGGATGGCAACACGTGACATATACACCTCTTTAATTTTAGTCGCTATATTTACGGTGTTGTCAGAACACTTATTTAACGAGGAAAGTAAGTTTTGCGTTGTTCCACACAAACATCGAGTGTTGCACAAATTGTTAGATACAAATGACGATACAGTCGTTGACGACAAAGAGATTTCAAATGCTATTTCTGTGCTGGATAGAGCCAATAAAGAAAGACAAAAGAAGATGCAAAAAAATGCATTAATGAATTTTAGTAATCTAAATTACGTAACCGAATCAACTATGTATGGTGTATGATTTATAAAGAATGCAAATCATCATTTTAATACTGATTGCTAAATAAAATAAAAACAACCATTCTAATGTAAACTCGTCTAACTGAAATTTAAGATATTTTGAAAAATGTTTGGGTTTTTTCATCACGTTGATATCCTTTTTCCGTATCACGTTAAAGCATGAGTTTGCGAATGAAATATTTAAATATTTTTTTTCAAGAAGAAGGAGAGGACATGTCCGAATTAAATAAATGGATAGTATGTTGATAAAAACAAGAATACTTCCTATAAAAAGATGAATTATATTGTTTGACAACATAATTGTCAACGCCATAAAAACATAAATAACATGAAGCGTCATGTATCCAACCCCGATAATGAGGTCTCTTTGAAAATGTAAATTCATAAGGTTTTTAAAAAATAAAAAATAAATCTCAAATACATTGTTGTTCGATAAATCAATCATACAATATTACCTAAAAATAAATAACTATATTAAACGGTTTAATCAATACTAATAAAATTGATTTAAATTATTAGTATTACTTATCCATTATAAATACATTAATAATGTTAAACGAAGACATACTGATGCACATCATTTCATACTTAGTATCCCCATCGTTAAAATTAAGAAATTTTATACAGCATATAAAAATCAGCGGATATCCAACTAATCATAAAATAAGATATGCGTTTATGTCAAAAAACATTAACGCCGTACATTTACTAGAAAGTGTAGACATAGAGTTAATTAACTGGTATTGTTTGTCTAAAAATCCAAATGCCGTACATATGTTAGAAAAATATTACGATAAAATTAATTGGTCGTCTATATCACAAAACCCAAACGCAATTCATATTATATCCAAGCATGTGGATAAGTTGGACTGGTTTAATCTCGTTGCCAATAGTAACGCATATGTCATAATTCAAGAAAATATGGATAAGGTAGGAAGATATATGGATCGTTTGTCGCATAATCGTTCTCCGCACATTATGCGTTATCTAGAATGTAACCCAGATAAAATAAATTGGTCGCATTTATCATGTAATCCATCTGCTATAAGCATTTTGGAAAAAAATCAAGATTTAATAGATTGGTTCTCAATATCCGAAAATCCAAACGCGATTGAATTGATAGAACAAAATTTAGATAAAATTGACTGGGAAATATTGTCCTTAAATTCGTCGGCGATACATTTGTTAGAAAAAAACATTGATAAAATAAATTGGGCGTTTTTATCCGAAAATCCGTCAGCGATAAAATTACTGGAACAAAATATAGACAAGATAAATTGGTTCCATATATGTTTAAACAAAAATGCAATTCATATTATAGAAAAAAATATAAACATTATAAATAAAATAAACACAAATTCTCATATATTTTCAAACGAAAGCATTTTTGAAATGGATGAGGTTGAAACACATCACATATTAAAAAGTAACGCAACAAGTTTAATGAAGATAATGTAAAAATTTTATGTAGAGTAGATTAAATAAAGTAAAAGTGATGTTGCGCTTGCAACAAATACCTTTTTTATTTAAAAATCAATGAGTATTCATGTAAAACATGCTTCTTTTGTTCGTTGTAATCTACAACAGGCCATGGATACCTAACATTTTTATATTTTTCATTTTCGCAATCTACGTACCAGTTATGAATTGAGTTAGACGAAACCTCATTTAATTCTGGAATCCATTTTTTAATATATAATGCGTCGTGGTCATATTCGCTTGATTGGTTCCATGGATTAAATATTCTAAAATAGGGTTGCGAATCGGCTCCACCGCCCATTACCCATTGCCAGTTACCGTTATTGCTTGCTACATCATAATCGGTTAGTTTGGACGCAAAATATTTTTCGCCTTCTTTCCAATTTATTAGTAGCGTTTTCACGAGAAAACTAGCAACAATTAATCTTGCACGATTATGCATATATCCCGTTTTGTTTAATTCTCTCATACCAGCATCAACAATGGGAAATCCCGTCACTCCGTGTTTCCACAGTTCAAAATGGGAGTTGCTTCGTTTCCAACTTATTTTATCGTATTTTGGATTTAACGAATGTCCTATAACATGCGGAAAACTGTATAATATAGATGCGTAAAAATCTCGCCATATTAATTGTCGTGTTAACGCATGGTTTCCTTTAAACGAATTGTAAACCTCGCGGATTGACACACATCCAAACTTTATATATGCGCTTAACAATGACGTTTGAGAGATTAAGGAGTTGTGCGTTTTAGAATAATGTTTTTGAGTTTTCAACGCAGTTTTAAGAACAAGTATGGCTTCCGTTCTACCGCCTTTAACAAGTATATTATTGTTAATATGCGTGAATTTATCCATTGCTTCATTAATTGAAATAAGATAAGAAGATGTAAACGTATGTGTTTTTGAAAAGTTGATTTTATATTTTTTCAATATGGTAGAAAAAACACGTTTGATAGCAACTGTGTAATAAGGTGTGAATTTTTTATAAGGCTCACCGCTTCCGTTAAAAATAGTTCCAGGGGGATTAAGATAGTAATCATGGTAACAAAAGCATTTGATTTTTTTTCTTTCGCATAAATTAGTTATACTAGTATCTCGGGCAACTGCGTATGGAGAGTAGTCGCAATTAAAATACACCGCGTCAATATGCATGTGCTCGATGCATTCGTTAATTACTTTGTTGTTATCTCCATAAAATGTATGTAATTTACCGCTGTTTGACTTAATAACAGATGAAAGGTCGGTTAAACTTTCAATCATAAACTGAATAGCATTGTTTGATTTAAACTCATTTCCTCTACCTACTTGTTCGGGAGTAAATATAAATATAGGATGTATATTTTCGCATTGTTCGTTGGCTAAATGTAATGAAATATTATCTATAATTCGATAATCTCTTCTAAAAATAAACAGTCCATTTTTATAGTTCATTTAAATAAAGAGTATAATTTTTTTTATACTCTTTATTTACAAAATTATTTTTTTATTGATTTGTATGGAACATAGTCCATGGACTTATCTGTGTAAACGTGTAAGTCTCCTAGTTTCTTTCTTGTCTCGTTAATTAATTCATTGTTTACATGAGTGGCATCTGTATCTATAATACTTTCAAGAACATTTCTAACATCGTGAATGTTTCTAATATTTTTGTCCTTTTTTAAATCCTCTACAGTTCCATATTGTTTTTCGGCCTTGTTAGGTATGCCAACGCCATAAATTATTTTTGATTGTAACGAGTGTAATATTTTTGCGATTAAATACTTGTCCTCGTACATCTTTTTTTTATTTTCAGTAAGGTTTTTAATAATATCCTCAAAAATTCCACTAAACAACCGTATGTCTTGCGACTGATTTGGAATAACAGATATTATGTTATAATCTGAATATCCTTGGGTGCTACTTAGCGAAACATATCCTTTTGTGTATCCGCAGTTGGGGTTACATGTCTTTAATTTACACAACTGGTTATATATGGTTTTTGAACTTACGCCGGTTTCTTGGTCGTTAAAATACGACCTTCCGTAATCAATAATTTTTACAATGTATGGTGATTTAAAACTAATCGTTTTATTGTTAATGTGGTAGTGGTAATGAATGTATGAATTTTTTACAGGAGTAAACAATAATACATTGCCTATATGTAAATCGTAATGAGTAAACTTGTTCGATAACATAGATAGCGGTAAATATATTTGGTAAAGAACATATATAAGTTCGTTGTAAACAAACGCCGAATTATTTAAATTTTTTTCAATAGTTTCTGTGTTTTTAATGTATTCAGTCATTAAAATTAAGTGTTTTGAGTTAGAACATGTGTATTCAAGGTTGTTTACAGTAAGGTCTTTTAGCACCACAAACGAATTTTTCAAAACAGTTTTATTTTTAATATTATCATTTTTAAAGGACTGCCATTTGGCTTCTGACAAATAATGCAACAACCCATACGTTTCACAGAAACATGGAAATATTTTATTATATTTATTTAAAAATTCACCAACTAAATATTCGTAAGCCAAATTATCAGACGACTTGGTAAGCGTTGATTTCATTACGGCATGTGCACTGTATTTATGTTTTGTGTATTTTATTATATATACAAACCCATTTGCGGACGATTGATTAACGCGTTTAAATTGGGTTATGTATTGTACGTTTATGAAATTGTCAAAGTATTTGTTAATTTTATCAATTTCCTTTCCAAACGCAATACAAATACTTAAATCACTACATATTTTTTTTACGTCGCGAATAGTATCCTTTTCGTCCTTAATTGTTATATGTTGATGTTTTGAATTATCAGCGTGTTCATTCAACCCTGATAGTACGTTCTTTAATTTATTTGGGTCATTTTTTCCACCCCATAAGTTTTTCAAAAAAACTATTGTAAATTTATGATTATTCATAAATTTATTTTTTTTTGTTTTTCTGCTTGATTTATTATTTATTTTTTTAGTTGACATTATATATTAAACACTTTATTATTTTACACTAAAATTGTTACACATGTATTAAATAAATCGTGTGTGAGTGTTTACACTTTTTACGGTATGTTGTGGGTGTTTGTTTACAAACCTGTATAATCTGCGAAAATTTAGATTTATAACTTTCAAAAAACATTTTAGGTGTGGATATCTTTTAGCGATGTGTAACGAAAACACGCGCGAAGGATTTTCGATTATGTCTAATGTAAATTTTATCTTACTAACACGCATGTAGTATTTTTCGTCAAGTACATCATATATATTTACGTATAGTCTTTTAAATACTCGTTTTGCTTGGGTTATCGATTCTCTTGGCGGTTCTCCTAATAGTTCAAGCGTTTCGTTCAATCCATTCAATGTCGAAAATTTAGCATTCAACTCACAAAACATGAATTCTTGAACTTTTATAATTTCCTCAATTAATTCATATATTATTGATTCAAGTTCGTCGTCGATAATATTTTTATTTTTATAAAAACCCAGAAGAGTGTCTTGTAACTCTTTTTTTTTTTCAGGTCTTTCTGTTATATCCATTATCAATTGATAAACCCGTGTAAACTTAATTTTATATTTTACGCATGTTTTTAGTCCATTAATCAACTCAATATATGATAAATAACTCATTCTATATACTATTACTATCTGTCAATCTTTAATATATTTACATAAATATATAATGGTTCCAAAGCAATAACTGGTTGAAATTGTGTAATCGTATTTCGTTTATAATGTAAACTTAAAAATCCAAACTAACAGTATTTTTATCTGACCGCGGTTTTCTTCTTGAACGTTTTGGAATATTTCCATCTGACTGGATGTCTTTTAAATCATTAATACTTATAGTACTACTGTTGTTGTCAGATTGAACTGGTTGAATGGGTTCCTGTATATTTATTGTTTTTGTTTTTAATCTGGATAATATATCGGTAATATCGCTAGGACCTTTCATTTCGGTTCGTGGTTTTCTGGCACTTTTATCCTGTTCGGAATTTTCCTTAAAATTAATCCCGTCGTCCTGATGCATATTATTATACGTATGTAAATTATTGTTGCCTGGTCTATTTAGCGGAGGAGGCACAGATGTTGGTCCTTGAGTTGCTAATGGTGGAGGAGGTCCTCGTTCATACGAATTGGAAGGATTATTGTTTACAACACCGTTCATGAACCCAGAAAAGCCTGGACTTGACTGGGACATGGTATTAACTGCGGCAGATTGAAACTGACGCATCAGGTCGGGATTTTGTCTTAGAATATCGTCCATTCCAGGCATAGCCGATTTAAACATCGTGTTTGTCATGTGAATCATCATCGCACTGCCTCCCAACTGAAACATTAGTTTTACTTCTGGAGCCATAGATGCACGAGACTTGTATTTTTCATACAATTCTGAAAAAATCTCGTCATAGTCACCAACATTTTCGTTAATCTGTTCTCCCCACCCATCAAGTTTAATATCAAACGGGTCAAACCTATTATTTAAAAATTCTATTCCGTTGATAATAGCCATCAGCATATTTCCTTGAAACTTAATAGAATTATGTTTTGTTTTTTCGTCCATTATTGTTTCATATTCACCTTGCATTTCGGCAAGAGGGGACTCCATATTATACTTTTTTGAAAGTTCAACTCCTTTTTTTTCTAAAGCCTCCAATCTTCTTAAATATTTAAACTTTTCTCGTAATAATTCATCCTTACTTATTGGCGGTTCTTTTGAAAAATGTTTATCTGGATTGATAGGAATATTATTAAACTTTCCGTACCCGTCCCATGTTTTGGAGGTTGAATCTCCATTTTCTGAGGTAGACGTTCCAATGTTAGGTTCGCTGTCGTCAAATCTAACAAATGGTTTTGGATCGGATGAAGAATTAAATAAATCGGACTTTGAAATATATTTGCTGTTTTGTACGTTTGAATTATCAACTAAATTATTTAATTCGTTCTCCAAATTATTAAGGTCCTCGATGTCAATATCGCTCGTTGATTTATTGCTTCCGTCCTTAACACGTTCATTCATCAATAGTTCTATTCCCGAACCAAAATTACTGGACTTTAATGTTGAATTGTTTACTGCGCTATCATTTGAAATGTCCCAATCGTGACTAGATATTTCAATTATATCGTTGTTGTTCATTTGTATTTAAATAGAACATTTAATTTTAAGTAAAACGAACCTAATATTATATTATTATCAGCCTATTAATCAAATTAATTAACAATTTAATTTAATTTACATTATAATTTATTGCGTTTAAACCACATGCCATGATGAATAAATAATGTAGTACCACCTATGTCGTAACTTTTTTCAAAAATATAAAGAGGTTGTAGTAGTAAATTAAATTCGCTGAAATTACAAGAAACGATAGTAACTTTGTGAAAAAACGCTACACATGGTATAAATTTTATTTTATTCAAATTTGTATGTATCACAATGTTAGGACCAAACTGAATGTCTATCTCATGGTCGTAACAGTTTAATATTTTATACACTTTGTTATTTTCAAATGTATAATTACACACTTGTTCTTCTCCGATGTATATTTTATGTGAAATGTAAGGTTTTACGAAAACCTTAAAAATATCAAGATATTCAGGCTTGTCAATAGTTCCATTTTTCATACAATAACTTAACGGATATTGTATAGTATGGTCTTCTCTATAAAACTTATGTAGTAATGCAGTATCATAAATAATTGTCAAATTCTCAGGTATGTTTACTGAGTTATCAAATGTCAGTTTAATATAAGTATCCGCATAGGTAACTTTATTAATAGGATAATAAATATCGTCGTTGTATTGAATGTCGCAAATAGGTATAAAATGACCGCAATATAACGTCATTTTTGTTATGTGTAAGTTATTTATATATTTAACGCACATGAATATATCATAAAAACGGGAAATTTGTATGTAAACGTTTACATTATTATACACCTCATTAATGGATATTGTATGTTGAATGTCAACGCATCTTAAATTTATGTCAGGTGGCAAATAAGACAACTCTTTATTGTAATCTGTTGAATAATTATTTTCAAATTCAAGACTTTCAATCATAATAACTAGTATGGTTATTTTATCTTTAAATCTTTTAATTTGTTGGTAATGTACCATAATCCTTGTAAAAAACAATCCGCAAGGTCATCCTTCTTTTTGTGATTGGCGAAAAGGTCTACAATGTTTTTATTTGCCGTAGATATTTTTTCAAAACATAGGCTTACTCCCAGTTTTTTTCTGTCTAAATAGGTTGAGGTATTTTCGTTAGTAAACTCCTTTAATTTATTAGAGGATGATATAAACTCTATTTTAATTTTATCGTCGTTCATTATAAAATATTGAGAAAGCATCCCTTGAACGGTTTTCATGCGGTTTGCTATTGGACTTATTTGGTTTTCAATAATCACAATGTCTATATCGTCGTGTTTAAAAATTGCGTTAAATTTTGTTTTTATAATTCGTCCTATGGTGACTAAATCTACGGTTGACGCGGATATCTTGTTTACACAAATTTGTTCAAAACAATTGTCAGTGATAAAGGCGTTAACTATTTTCAACAAATCGCATTTTTTCATGGTTGTATCACATTCAATATTGTGTTCTTTTATAAACCCAATAAGTTCTATTACCTTTTTTTTATTGATGGCGGAAATTTTCATGGTTTTGCTCGGAAACAAATATCCCTTTTTCTTCGAATGTTTTACACAGTAACAAACATCGTTTTTTTTGAATTTCGCATTATTTTTACATTTCATGTTTTTTGTAACAACATCACAAAAAACAGACGGTTCTTCTTGCTCGACTGAAATATTAACAACATCCCATTTTAATATTTCATAATTCCCGTCTGGTAACGCGTTTAAAAGACAAAACGCCAAATTTTTAATGCCTACATCTATACTTAATATTTTCATACTAAATGTAAACAAAAAATAATTCTATATTGTTGTTTGTTTACATTTTTATTTTAAAAATTCGTTGATGTTAATGGATGGTGCTATCAACTTTGCGTTTAATTGCTGTCTACTTAAATACGGGTTTTTAAGGTCGCTTGTAGTGTATCCATAACTTGGTGTCCGTTCGTCAAACGGACTGTTGTATAAATGAGGAGTATTTTTCGAACTGGTTGTATTCAAAATTTCATGGGAATTTATTCCAACATCGTTGCACGCCGAAAAAGAGTTATGTTTCATAATTTGTAATCCATTTTGTTGAATATATTTCCTATATTCCCAGTTACTAGTGATGTTTTCTTGTTTCCGTATTTTGTTGTTTATTACCGCTTCTGGTTGCCATGAAGAATATATTCTTCCGTCATTCATGATAGGTGGAGAATCAAAATGAATATTGTTTGATGCTGAATAACATTGTCCCCAAGACATTATACTATACCATACTAAAATAAAGTTCGAACTGAACCAAATCCTTAACTATCTAAATTTTGGATGTTAACAGTTGCAACAACTCTGGTTTTTTTAATTTGCTAGCATCGCTGACAATACCTAATTCGACTACTGTACCTCGCAATTTAGAAATAGGCATTTTTGAATAATCGACATCAGTCTCAACTAAACACTCATGATTATTAACTTCAACTAACATTGAACCCATAGACAAATCTTCTACCACGTTAATAGACTGTGAAACCGTAGACAAATCTTCTACAATACTGTTGTCAATATCATTAAAATCGGCACACTGGACTATTTTCGTATTTTCTATGGCGTTGTTTATGGGTATAGACTTTTCAATCTTAACAAATACATTTTCTAAAAGCACCATGGTTTCGTCATTATCCTTACACTCGTTAATAACAATTGAACCGCCATATTCAGGCTCTTCCATTTCGCTATCAAATCCGTCGTTGCTACTTTTAGCGTCAGATTCGTCACTGCTACTTGAAGATTGGGTATCAGAATCGTCAATGGTATCCTCATCATCCGAAACATCAATTAAGGTAATGTTGCGAGGACTGTTGTTTATTATTTCGCTGGGCGGTGAATGTATTTTTTCTTGTGATACAACTGAATTTAAAATGTCTGGAGATATAGACAAAACAACCTTAATATTATGAAGTTCTTCTGCGATAGTGGAGGCTAAACTGGCTATTGAATTAATTTTTTGGGTTTGTAATTTTAATCTGTAATCTATATAAAAATATATAGACGCTAATACCAATATTATAATTGCTAAAACAAGTAAATATATAGTAGGCGTATTTAATTTTAACCAACTCATTATTATAAAAATAATGTATATTTAAAATTAAATAAATTAACGAAATTGATTTTTGGATTGTCAATATTTTCCACTGAAAATGGTTTTACACTTTTTTTTAATATCCGCAAAATTTATATTTCCTGACTGTATGTTGCTAGCCATGCCTGAAACAACAGACATGTATCCTGCTAAACCAAAAAAATACATAGTAGTATACATCTTTGATTTTAACCAATTCATTATTATTAATATAGTGTATGTCTTTAATTTTAAATAATGAATTAACAAAATTGTTTTTTTGTGCTGTCGATAATTTCTTTGGGAAAATCCATTTCAAATAAAACCTGCACTCCGCCTTTGACCTCTGATATACCTTTTTTCAATAAATAGGTATGGTTGTTCGAGCAATTATTTTTAATTGTCAGCATGTGATAATTCATAATGTTTACGTTTGAATCTAAATTTTTACAAACCTTGACAAAATGGGTGGTTAAAAGACAAGAAACCCTTTTATATTTAACAATATATTCCATAAACGCCGATGAACTGATTTCGGCTTCTTCTGGATTTGTTCCAGAAAATAATTCATCAAACACACATAAATGTCTTGATTTGCTATCTTCCCTAATACAATCTATAATTTCTTTACATCTGCGAGACTCTGATTGGAAAAGACTGTCTCTTCCTGACGTATCAGGAATATTCAAGTAACTATGTATATATTTATAGGGCGAAAACTCGCATGAATCGTAAAACCCGCATCCAAATTGCTGAGTCAATATGACATTAATTAACGTTGATTTCAAAATGGTTGTTTTGCCCGAGGCGTTTGGTCCTGTAATGATAATATTTTTTTTGAGTTTTACGTCATTTTTAACATGTGTTTTGTTTATTAAACACGCGTAATAATTCCCTTTGATTACGGTTTTACCTTTTCTTTTAATATTCGCAAAATTTATTTTTCCTAATCTTATATTGTCGGACAATCCTGTAATAATGGATATGTACCCGTTAAATCCAAACGAGTACATTATTGCGTCGTTAAATACTTTACTATCATATAATTCGTAAAACGTTTTTAGTATATGTCCTAACGTAAACATTTTTGAAAAAGATAGATTGTAAACTCCTATCTCTTTCATTGTATTCGACATGCTATCTAATAAAACCATGTTTTTAGTAACATTCTTATTAAATTCGTCATATGATGTAAGAGAACTCGATTGTTCCAAAAACCCTTTCATGGTTAAAGTAGTTGAGTCTATGTATTGTTTAATGGTATGTATACACGAATGTATCTTTTTCATGTTTATATGAAATCTAACACAGGTTAATATATTTTGATAAATAGAAAATAAGTAAAACGCTAGAGAAGCTATAATATATACTTTTTCTTCTGGTTTTATTGTGTCAAATTGTGTGAATACCTTTCCAAGAGCATGGTTTGTCAAAATAACCTTAAGTATTTTAATATATTCGTCAATCGATAATGAAATGCCTTTTATTTTAATAATAAAAAATGGAATTATTAACATTACACAAGGCATAAAAATAGATATGGCTGGGGATGCAATATTATACACACTCATAACTTGTAAAAACTGTTCTGAACTATTTAAGAATTCCCACATGCTCCAATTGACATAGTTATACTTCTCCTTAAACCCTGTATCCTTTTTTATTTCGTTCCACACAACGTTTATTTGTTCGCAAGAGGACGCGTAGTCGTCGTTATCTACAACAGGTCTTGAATATGTCTTTAATAATTTCTGACTGTCCTTTAAAAATAATATGTCGTCGGTGTAATAGGTTGATATATCGTTAATGATATTTTTCCCAAATATATCTTGTGTATTAAACGCAAAACTGTATATGTTGTCGTTGTTTAATAATGGTGCGGTGTTATCTATGGTTTTAACTAATTCTAGGTCAGTTGATATATTATCTTTTAACAAAACCTTTTTGTTATTGTAATAAATAGGCAATCTAAAGTATTCTGTTAATGTATCGCACGAGGTCATTTAATAAAATATATTAACAACTAAATAAAATAAAATAAACGAACCAAACCTAAATAATACTTTCGATGTTATACGGCATTTCTTTTATTTGGCAAGAATAGTGAGTTTCAATTTGTCTTAATTTGATAACATCACTTTTTGTAATAAGATTAATGCTAACTCCCTTACGCCCCCATCTTCCGCTCCTACCTATTCGATGTAAGTATTTGTATACGCATTTTGGAATGTCAAAATTTATAACAATACTTACTTGTTGAATATCTATGCCTCGTGCTGTTATATCAGACGATATTAATACGCGATATTTTCCGCTCTTAAACTCGTTAAACGATTTATCTCTATCATTTTTATCCATGTTTCCGTGGATACAGCACACAGGAAAATCATCTTCGTTCATCGTATAATATAAGTCAGATACTCGTTGTACGCTGTTACAATAAATTATACATTGGGATACGGAAACATATGAGTATATATCCTTGAGTGTTAAATATTTTTGTTCGTCGTTTTCAACCGCAATATAATATTGTGATATTCCTTCAAGAGTAAGCATTTCAGATTTAACGTAAATCTTTACTGGGTTTCTCATAAATTTATTTGTAATTGTTTCTATGCGCGTTGGTAAGGTTGCACTAAAAAGGGCAACTTGTATTTCGCTGTTAAAATGTTGAAAAATGTTGTATATTTGGTCTTTAAACCCGTCAGATAAAAGTTCGTCTGCCTCATCTAAAACCACTATTTTTATTTGTTCTCCTATTATTTTATCACGTCTCATATTGTCGTACACTCGTCCAGGACACCCAACAATTATGTGAGGAGTTATTTTAATACCGTAATTATCGTCATTGTTTGAGCCTCCAAACATATTTTTTACAATCAACCCATTCATCATTGAACCAATGCTGGTTATAACATTCGAGGTTTGAAGCGCGAGTTCTCGTGTAGGAGACAAAATCAACGCTTGCGTCGTGTTATGTTTCAAGTTTATTTTAGATAAGGTGGCTATACTAAATGCGGCGGTTTTCCCTGTGCCTGATTGGGCTTGGGCAATAATATCGCGGTTATCTATTATAGGTTTAATTGCCTTGCACTGTATTGGGCTTGGTTTTTCATACCCGTATGCATAAATACCTCGAAGTATATCAGTATGTATTTCTAAATCGTCCCAATTCACAATTTCACAATTTTCTTCCATTTTGTCTTCAACGGCGGTTTGTTTTAAACTATCCATAGTGTATAATCAAAAAAAGAGTTTAAGTAGATTTAAGTAAATTGAAATATTAAATAATATGATTTAATTTAACATATTATTAAAAAAATTAATATAAAAAAAAGACGCGATATGATATAGTATATATGACACAACTTTTAAAATATAGTTTAGCCGACATTGAAAAAATTATTTTTGACGGGTTTGATTTTAATTTGCCAACGGAAACCGTTAATATTATTAACGATTTGTCGTCGCATGTAGGTTCTCCTACATATATTAAAACTCCAAACTTTAAAAAAAAACAAGATACACAAGAACCTCGAAGAAACGTGTTCTCAAAAACAGACAATATTAATGAAAAATGGGAAACCATCACAAAAATACATCCTGCAAAACCAGAACAAAAAGACGTCGTACATGAAAAAATAGATGCGTTGCGGTCGGCGATGAATAAATTAACTGATAAAAATTATATCGATTATCGCAATAAAATAGTAGATATACTTGATGAATTGGTAAAAAATTCAATATTGGACAAGGATATGCTAGTAATTTGTTCGATTATATTTGAAATTGCATCAAACAACAGATTTTATTCGAAAATTTATGCTGACTTGTATTCAGATTTAATACACAAATACAGTATAATCAAAACTATTTTTGAAGAAAGTCTGATTTCATTCATGTCTCTTTTTGATATTGTAGAATATGTAGACTCGACTGTGGATTACGACCGGTTTTGTAAAAATAATAAGGACAACGAACGAAGAAAATCGCTAAGTTTGTTTTTCCTCAATTTAATGAAAAACGGTATTATTTCAAATACCCAAATTATAAATTTGGTTAAAACGTTAATTACACAAGTACACATGTTTATTTCGTCCGAAACAAAAAAGAACGAAGTCGACGAATTGTCCGAAAATGTATGTATTTTATTTAGTGCAGAGTTATTCGCTAACGATACCAGCACTATTAACGGAATGACAGTTTATGAATTAATTACTCACTTAGCAAAAAGTAAACCCAAAACCTATCCAGGATTGTCAAGCAAAACTATGTTTAAATATATGGATTTGCTTGGACTATAAATGGTTTACTCAATTTCAAGTAAACACATCTTCATTGTAAACATCAACCTTTTATTCTTTGCCAAATTTAATTTTTTAAATAACAACTCGGTTTCTATCACTTGGTTAATAAATTTAGGCGAGTTATACATTAATTTTATAAATTTACATAATTCTAATTGATGCGATTGATTAGAATTAAATTTCAACAACAATGTATTATGTTCTTCGCACCATTGTAAAAATTCTTGAAAGTTCAATAACATTATTGTTTTTATTATATAATATGAAAATACATTTGTATTCTCAATATAAGTGGCGTTGTACGCAGTATCCTTTAAAATCAAGTTTCTGTAGGAAAGCCCCATATAATTCAATATTTTAACCATTTGAAATAGACTGAACGATTTTTCAAGTTCGATAAACATTAATGCGGTATTCACCGCAGTTTGTGCGTTTTTTTCGCCATTTACAATAAAACTACAAAATAGGATGTTTAAAATATTAGCCCAAAACTCGGTATAGGCTTCAAAAAGATATATTTTCGCATTTATAGCAAACAGTTCCTGCATTTTAACGCTACACGCGTCGTTGTAATTATGCGAAAAATCCAAATTAAAACAGTGGAACGACTCGTGTATAAACACTTTAAACCAGTCTTCTTTCCTAAAAATTACTATTTCATTTTGTTTACTACAATTTCGAGTAAACCCTGTATTTACATGTATTCGGTCTAACACGACTTTTTTACCTATAGGCAACAACTTTTGAAAATTTGTAAAATAAAAATATACAGTCAGTTCTAAACAATCACACCCTTTCGTCGAATACTTATTTACAAAAAACATCCACATTGTAATGAGGTCTATGTATTTATTGTAGTCTGTAAGGTTATTAACCACCTCGTCTAATACAAAAATTATATGTATTTTTTTATTAAACAATAACAGTGTATACGTAACAGTAAATAAAGAAAACGAATTAATGTGGTGAATAATCGCATCGGGAAAATCGATGTCCTTAAACATACGCGGTTTGGGAACACGCAACGAACCGTTTAGTTTGGTTACGGTTCCATGTACGTCAGATGTTTCGATTAAATATTTATGAGACTGTTTAATATCCGCATATAATTCTTTAATAATATCCCGTGTGTTTTTAGTAATACGGGTATTAACGCAAACAGGTTGTTTCGCAAAAACTGAAATTAAAAACTCACTGTTATTTGTAAAAGACATTATATTTTGTTTATTTATTATAATTTTTAAAATCAGGAATTTCACCGTAACTTGACGGTTTACCGCTAACTACACACCGGTCGAATACTGCGTCTTTAATTATTTTCGGAAGGTTGCTAAACTTAAATATGGATTGGTTGTTGTACGTTACCAATTCGTAATGTCCTCCTTCAAGATTAAGCATGACAAAATAATCAGGAGTAAACTCATAACCTCTGGTTTCACCGCCACAATCAGGTATTGGATTATGTGTTTTTACTCGTTCTCCGCTTGGCGGAGTCAGCACAATAACTTTTATGTTTAAATACTGTTCGATTATTTTTAAACCTGTTTCGTCAATCCAATATTCACTAGTTAATATTCCCTGTTTAAATGTTTCAAAAGTGGTTCCGTATTTTTTATTAAATTTATACTCGTTATATATATCGTCGTCGGGAAACACGTAAGCATTATGATAACTTTGATAAGCATCGCGAGTAATATTATCAACAATTATTTTTCGTAACAATTTAACAGTGTAATTAAGTTCTTTGGACGTAAGACTATTCCATGCGCTCGCAATAGCATAAAAAAAACAGTCACCGCGTCCTGCGTTGTATATTTGTTTGTAATGTTTGTCTTTAACATTAGGTAATTTGTTAAGCCAATATTTTTCAGCATGGCTTGATTTATCCGTTATTTTTTGCCAATATATTTCGTTATTTTGTGAGGGTGTAATCGCGTCAAGTTCATTAATATTTTTAATGTCAAGTTTTTTATTTTTTAAAGTATCACATGTTGAGTTAGTGTAAAGAATTGGCTGAATATTGTTTTTTGTGATAATATCAATTAGTTTGTCAATAGTAATATCGGTCTTGTAGTATTCGTCGTACTCGAATTCAAATAGTCCAATGCGTTCAACCGTTTTATCGGTCATCAATAAATAAATGTAAAAATACATAATATTGTAGTCGCTATTGACATTAATAACTCCAAATGCAACTATTAAATCGCCACAAATGTTAATGCTGTATACTTCTGCTCCTGTTTTTTCGTCTCCAAGAAATGTAACGGGTAAACTATTGTAAACAAATTTGGAATTTATTAACGAATTTAACATTATATAAATTAACCTTATAATTATTTTATAGGTTAACTCATATATTTTATGTATACTATCATCAATTTATAAAAAAGAGTATTTAACAAGTGTTATCATCTTTATTTGTTACTTAAATGCAATGTTTATTTTATGTAAACTATTATTTATGTAAACTATTATTTATGTAAACTATTATTTATGTAAACTATTATTTATGTAAACTAATCCTATTAATCCTACATAGTTTCATATTAAAAAAAATTGAATCTATATTTAAAATAAATACATATGACATATTAATAAACAATCCTATAAATTATCAAATAATGTCGCTAAACTTATTAAACTCATCAGTTATTGATTTCGAAACCTCTTACACAGACGATAAAAAGGGTAAATGCTTGTGTTACAATTCAGATAAAGCAGGAATACCTGTAAAAGAGTTTATCGATACATATAATATAAACCACACTCAATATATATGTCTTAAAGAACACGACCCCAATCTTGGAAAACCAATTGTTGGAAAATATATAAAAACTAATAAAACAGATAAGTCGGCAATTTTGTTTTTAAAAGAAAAATGGGTAAAAAAAAACATACAACTTGTAGAACCAGCAGTAGAAGTAGTAAAACAATCATCACCTCAAATACCCATCACAAAATTTTATCCACCAACAAATATTGTGGATGTAACCAATCATGAAACCGTAATTGTATCCGTTGTTGAACCACAATTGGTTGAGGTTCCATCAGGATTTTCTGAAAAAATGATACCTGAACCTATAACATTTTACGGCGAAGGCGAAGAAATTCGTGAAGGATTGTTCTTCCTTGCACATGATTTACAAAAATTCAATCCAGAATTCTTTTATGGATTAACAAAATCAACACATATTCGTGAAATAGTAAAACTAAAAAATATTCCTGATTTAGATGTCGCATATGGTTCAATGATAAAAAATAAAGGATGGTGTATTCGGTCTGTTAATGTAGACCAAGCAAAACTGTTTTTGTCAAAAGAATGGGTCGATACGTATTTTTGGAAAAGAACCGCAGAACAAATAACAATTATGGCAACACATGATTACGCGCCACCTAAAATACCCATATTAGATGATATGATATTTAAGGATTGTGACGATAATATTATGAATATTAATATACATGCAAATTTTAATGAAGACGGAGGATTAAATAGACGCGAAACATATTTCACAGTAGCCAGTATAAGTGAAGGATTTGATTTGCCATCCTTACATAACACATTGTTAAATGATACATGTAGATTTGATGAAGGAAAACATTACAAATACATGTTCTGCGGTGGAGGTGATTTACAGATTCTGGAAAACGCCTCCACCGTAGGAATCGAAAACAACAAAAAACAGGTAAAAACGATGTTTCTAACATGGAATGGACTTATGAATGTAATGTATTCAAAAGCCTCTGGAAATCCAAACATTGATTCTTTTCAAGAATGGGCGGATACTACTTTGTTTACAACCAAATTCGGGTCTAAAAAAGATAAACAAATAATGGCGTCTGGATTATTAGGATTTAATATGGAAATGTTGACAAACATAATAAATAGTCATGCATCGCCAATTTCTTGTATATACGCATTCATTATTGGAACCGTCCGCGAACTTCGCAAACGGTATAATATACAGGACAATATTCCCGACGATCATTTAGTTATAAAGTTGGGACGTTCAGCTACTTTAAATGAAAGAAAAAACGACCATATAAAAACATATGGTTCTAATATAAAATTATTAATTCATGAACGCATCAATACTTGCCATCTTATTGACGCCGAAAATGATTTAAAAAAGGAGTTAAGTTCTAAAATGTTACGTGGCATTAAAAAAACAATAATGACAGATGATAACGGCAACGTGCATACTTGCAAAGGACATATTGAACTATTCACAATGGAAGACACGAAATGTGAAATAGAAAATGTTAAAAAAATGTATTCAACCATCGGACATAGATATTCAGGAGGAGGTTTGGCTGAGGTAAAAGAAGACTTAAAAGTTTCAAACAAGGAACTTGAATGTGTTAAACATTATGGAGCAGTTGTTGAGAAAGCATCGCAAGAACACATTAAGGACCTAAAAATATCTTGCGACGATTTAAGATTAACTTGCGACGATTTAAGATTAGCTCGCGACGATTCAAGAGAAACAAATAAATATCTTCGCACAATTATTCACGAACAAAATTCAAATGCTTAAGAACCAATAATTAAACCAAATAAATAGTTTAAACTGTACATATTGTAATTAGACTAACGAAAGTGCGTAAGCATAAAATATAATATATTTATTTTTTTTATATATTTTCAAGTACATAACTCATTTTTAATAATTTAATTGTACCAAAAAATATAGGTTTACATTTTTGTTATAGTTTACATAATTCAAAAATATAGGTTTACAATTCTGTTAATAGTTTACGTAATCCAAAAATAGGTTTACATTTCTGTTATAGTTTACATAATTCAAAATATAGGTTTACATTTCTGTTATAGTTTACATAATTCAAAATATAGGTTTACATTTCTGTTATAGTTTACATAATTC